GTCAGTTCATCTGTCGACGTGTCGCAGGATGGTCGCGTCGATAATGGCATATCACAACTCTACATCGCCACAATAACTCCAGAGGTATAACCAACATGGCCCGTCCGTTACTCGCAAAAGACGTCACACTGACGATCACTTTCACCGCTGCCGCTTTGACTGGCGACACGATTGCACTCCCGACCACGACAGCCACGTCGATCGTCTGTCTGGCAAAGTCGTTCAGCACAACAGTCACACAGAACATGGTCAATGCGACAGCGCTTTGCGCGGTCTTTGAAGCATCACTTCCGACGACACAGGCAGGAACAGTCAATCTCGAGCTGTACATCGACAACACGACTGGTCCACTCTTTGTAAGCAAAGTCGGATTCGGCTGTGAGATTGACGTCGACCTCGATGGTGCAGGTTCCGTTGCTGGCAACGTCGTGAAGTATTTTGGTATGGTGACAGAAGCAGGGCTGTCCCTGACTCCGGAAGAAACACAGACCGAAACCGCGACCATCAAGCTTGGCGTGTCCGGAATCACTGGTCTGTCAGGATCATAATTTGAGTAATTCAATCTTCGACAATATCCCTAAATCAGAAGGTCGACCGAATCACGTAGTCGACATCGAGCGCTTTATCGGTGCGCCTGGCAGTTTCACATTTCGTGAACCGAAGGCATCCGACCTATTCCCTCGACCTGAAGTACAGAAGGCGTTGAAGATTGGATTCCCTGAGTTTCCTGACCAGATGCTCCAGATTCTGATGATCATGGCGCGCTGTTATGTGATTCAACCTGGCGATGGTGAAATCAATCCTGGACGTCGCTTCGCTCAGCTGGCCCGTGATCGCTCCGAAATATACCTCTATGTAGTCGGAGAGTTTGCGAAGGCATTCCCGATCGATATCGAAGCGGCGGTAGACGAAGTCCCAAACGACTAGGCGGGGTGGCGCAGAGGATTCTCTACACTTCGGTGAGGCATCTAAAGCGCCATCCCAGCGAGACAGATTTGACTCTGGATGAGTTCGCCGAAGTCGCATGGGCTGGTGAAGTCTGGGAAAATCAAATCGTTGAGATCGTCAAGGCCGTGATGTCGGTGCTGGCGAAAAGGACATTCTAATGGCGCTTGGTATCTTCGATATTGTTTTTAAAGTTACAGGCGCCGGTGATGCTGTTCAGTCTCTCAAGAACATCAAGACCGAAGCAAAGTCAGCGGCTGACAGCCTGGACAAAACCAAGCAGTCGACCGAGACACTTGGCAAGCAGTTTCAAGGTCTTCTCGCAGGAGCGGCCATCGCTGGATTTGCAAAGTCTGCACTCGATGCAGCTGTAAGTTACGACTCACTACAGAGAGCGCTGGCAACGACTGTCGGTTCCACTAGTGAACTTACCGAGGAGATGGACAGACTGCGGAAGATTGCTCTTCTGCCAGGAATCAACCTCGAGCAAACAGTTAAGGGCTTCATCCGTCTGAGATCCGCGAAGTTTGACGCTAACACAGCAGAGAAGGCATTGATGGGTGTCGCCAATGCTGTTGCTTCTGTTGGTGCATCTGCTGACACAGTCGATCGTGTCATCACGGCGATGTCACAGCTCGCAAACGGAACGCAAGTAAATCAGGAAGAACTGAACCAACTTCGTGAAGCATTGCCATCGTTTGGAAAAGCCATGGATGCGGCATTCGGAACACAGAATGCAGAGCAGATTCGTAAAATGGGCATCAGTGGTGCAGATGCGGCAAAGCGTATCGCAGATGCATTTAATGCCATGCCGAAGGCATCTGCTGGTCTTCAGACAGCTGTGGACAACGTAGCAGACACATACAATCAGTTACAGGTCGCAGTTGGAAATGTCATGGCTTCGATGCTTATCGCATTCGGTCCGGCTGTTACATCTGCACTTGAAGGAATGACCAAACTGATCCAAGAAATGACCAAAGCAGGAACAGCCGCAAATGCGATGTTTAAGGTGTTGATCGGCATTGGTCTCGCTGCATTCATTGTCGATGTATCTGTGAAGTTTGGAATGTTTGTCAAAGCAATCTATGCAACAGTGACAGCACTTCGCGCATTGACAATAGCTGAGATTGTAGCGAAGGCAGCTGCAAATCCAGCGGCAGCAGCCGCGTCGATTGCCGGAATTGTCGCTGCCACTGGTCTGACTATTGGCGCATTTGCCATCATGGACAAGATGTTCAAAACACCAGGTGTTCCACGGGTAGAAGCTAGTGGAAACACGAAGGGCGCACCACTTACACCATTGCCACAAATGTCTGGTATAGGTGCTGCTGCCGACACAGCTGCAAAGACTGGCAAATCCACAGATGGCAAGGGTGGAGGTCTCATCAATACGATGGTCGACATAGCCGCATATGCGGCCAGGATGCAGGCAGCATTTGTGGACATGGCGAAGTCGATGGAAGGACACCTGTTCGAGATCGCAAAGAACACCGGCTCCACTCGAGATCTGCTTGACCTGCGGAAACAGACGTTCGGTGGTGGGCGCCTGGGCGCGATCGGTGTGACAGCTGCGGAACTCAATGCAGGAAACAACGCGACGAACCAAGGTGGCGTTGGTATCATCCCGCAGACACTCATCCCTGCTTCGACGGACCTCGAGCGCGCCATGCGGAAGATGATGATCCAGCAGGGACGTCAGAACCTGGTCACTGAAATGAGAAGAATCTAATGGCGACAAACTGGCCGCTCAAGGTCGAGGTCGACTGTCCTGAACCACGTCCTGGCTTAGGTCGCGTGTGTGTCGGTGCCGACGGTACTTCATGGGACCGTGCAAACTCTACCGGCTGGTTTGACAGTGTGACAAATACCGCCATGCCAGCGCCACTACCTGTCACCGAAGCATGGTCCAGCACTTACAGTGGACTCTATGCGAGAGTGCCACGAAGCGCCTACACGCTCGTGACGGGGTCTGTCTGGAAACAGATGGAGATCAATGCCGCTGGCGATTATTATCTGACAGCGACGACGCTCGGCACTGCTAATGCAGAGTATGTCAAAACGACTGCGTCGTATGTGGCCAATCAAGGATGGTACATCAGCGCGTATGTGCCGACCTGGGTCGACAAATCAGCATTACCTTTCCTTCGCGTTGTGTGGGGCTATGGATCCGCATCCACAGTCGAGATGGTATTTCGTGGCGACGGAAGTTGCATAGTCTACAAGGACGGAATCCAGAAGGGTGTCTACGACCAGTCTGACACGAACAAGAATCCAGGTCGAGCTGTAACGACGGCGAGTGCTGTTGGTCAGCGTCAGGTCAGCCTGATGATCATCCCGCTGAAACGCCGTGAGGTGCTCGTGACCTCGACCTTCGGTGCTAATTTCTGCCATACATTCGAGATTCTGAATGACGTCGAGGGAAACACCATCCTGCCGTCTGGAAGTTTCGCCTGGAAGGTTCCGTATGGTCGACCGACAGTGCAGATCGCGCCTGTCGCATATGAGACGACCGGAATCTTTTACTCGAAAAACATCACGCTCCGATATCCACCTCCGGTTGGTGCGACCTTCGTGCCACAGATCTGGGGTGATGTCGTCGGAACATCCGCAGGGACTGTCACTACAGCCGTCGCTGTAACCGATGGTTTTTCTCCGTACACGCCAGATGGCGTCATTGAGAATCTGCGAATCAAAGTGACCATCACTACTCCGAGTCCTTACACGCAAACCTATGGCCTGTCGGCAGCTATGGCAAGCAGCACACCAGCAGCGACATCAACTTATAATGGTCCAGTCGACATCACAAATTACATCGATGAGCTAACGCTAAGTGTTGATGAGACTTCGCGCACGACGCTTAAGATGAGCGCTAGGCGTCAGAAGCTCCTTGATGCTGGCGTTGCACAGCCACAGATCACAGGCGATCGTCCTGTCCGTGTGGCGATTTCTGACAGCGCTTCACCGACACCTGTCTACACTGACATCTTTCGAGGCACACTGGCGCCTCCGCAAATCCAGTATGAGCAGGGTGATACGAGTCTAAAGTTTAGTACGCTTCAGTTTGAAGGTATGGACCGCTCGCGTGATTTTGAACTGTATTACTTCCAGGACGGAATCCTCTACGATGGCTACACCGCAGAAAACGCCATCGGTGACATGATGACCATGGCTGGCTATCCTCCGGCAACTTACCTGCTATATAACGACGCGCTTGGAATCAATATTTCTCGCAGTCCAGATATCGCTCGCGGGTATTCAAACTTTGTGCCTCAGCGTGGTGACACAATCGCTTCGATGATTGGGAAACTTAAGACTGACTACGCCGCGACCTTCATTACTGGATGGTCTCCGACATCGAGTGGCTACAAATACCAGTGGTCAAATCCGGCTGACTTGACATCGACCAGCGTCATGACTTTGTATCAAAGTGTCGCGGCAGCAGCTGCTGGCGGCGTCGTTGCGGCGCTTCAACAGAAGCGCGTGGTCCGTAAGATGAGCGCGCACTATGAATCACCAGAGTGCAATCAGATCACGGTCATCGGACAGGATCCGCGCAATGGTGACCTCATCTATTCCTACGACGCAGATGATGCGAGTCAGACTGCTGGCACTGCTCCAGCATCAAGGCCATACAACTGGCGCGGTCGACCGGTTCCATACATTCTAAGTGATCCGAGCATCACATCGAGTGCTGTGGCGTACCAGGCCATGCTTGCACTCAAAGACCGACTGATGACAGGTCGAATCCTGATTGAGTGGGAGAGTGACTTCTTGGTACTGTCCGCGACGAATCGTCCTTTATGGGTTCGTGACGTGGTGACTATCATGCAACCTGATGGTGTGACCATCAAGGGTGTCTATCGCATCATCGCGATTCCGACGATCGAGTTCGTGGTCGAGGCTGGCGTGAAACAGTTCAGACGTGCTGTGTACCGAGGTTTATACCTGAATGCTGGTGGCGGATAGTGGCATACATCGATGGCACAAGAACATCGACGCTCACGATGTCACACACGCAAAACGTCACGGAGCGCATCTGGAATCCGTTCGCGGTGCAACCTCTCGAGCCTGACTACGACACGCATTCAACAGACTTCACCTTCGGCGGACATTTAGGATTCCTCGGTTCGCTCGCTATTGCCACCAGCGTCAATGCACCTTCACCTGGTGCAACGTGGACCTGGGAACTTCGTGCGAACCTGGCTGTGAACAACGGCCACGGAAGCACGAACAGCAATTACGTGGTCCTTGCGTCAGGTACCGAGACAGGCGCCACGACATACAAAGATGTCAGCGTGACGTGTGCTGGCACGTTCACGGCATCAGTGTCGACAGACAAACTGTGGGACGTCACTGAGACCGCATACAGCTCGAGCGTCGCACCGACTGTGTTTCCCCCTCGGACTGCATATCGCTGGTATGAGATGACTACATCAGGAGCAACGGCGGCCTGTAGTATCACCGCGAATGGCGGATCAGTCAGCGTGTCCGCAGCTGCGAGTTCGAGGCGAACAGCAGACTACACCGCGATCCTGTCGGCGAATGGATTCTCGAGTGGTGATGTCCGTCATGACTTCGCTGTGTCACTGGTTAAGGTCAACACGGTCGCAGTGCATGACATCACGCATGCTCACACCTTCCACGCACAAAGCGCGACCGAATGGAGTCTGTCTGTTCTCGGAACCACTGACGGGTTTGGCGTTGTTTCAACCGCCAGCGCCACCATCAGCACGAGCTCGTGTCTAGATCGCAGTGTCGCTGTCATTGGTCGAACCAGGGCATGGTCCACATCGTACCCAGACTCACTCACAGTGACCGTCACAGGATTCGATGGTTCGTCCAGGGCAATAACCGGAACCGGCTCGATGTCAGGGTCCGATACTTTCGTAGACTACAGCACGACGACTGTCCTGACAGATCCGGACTACGGGTCGAACACTCTGACTACATCGCTCGATGATGTCCCAGCAAGCATCTCGTGTGCCATCACTGGCGCATCACTTACAGCTGTCGGTGAGGCATCAACTGAAACTAGGTGCATGTTCCGTGGCTTCAGGTTCAACGGCTGGAGTCTCGCATACAACACCACTCGAAGCATTGCAGGAACAGGCAACGACCGACTGTTCGCGCCATACGAAGGCATGAGCGGGTATCGATACCTGGACATCCAGATCAAGGCGCAAAGCGGGACATCCGTGGCTGGAACATTCGTCATGACTGACTACCATGGCAACACGAAGACCTGGAATGTCACAGCTTCGACTACGTCTTATCAGACAGTGACCATCGACCTGTGCAGTCCTGATGCGTGGTCTGTCAGCGCACTTCCACTAACCGATGGCAAGGACAATCCCTATCCGAGGAAGAATACCGCTAGCAGTTCGTACGCTGGCTCAGAGAGCGTCGACTCGGCGTATTTCGGTGTTACGTCATGCCAGCGTCTACGCATCGCTACAGGCGCGATTGACCTCGGCACCACGACGCTCAAGCAGGACACGACGAACGGCTTCAGTAACAGTCACTATGTTCCGAGTGGTCTGGGATACGAAAACGAACGCATCACACCGGCCATCGTCGCCGAAGTCGACACGACCACTTATTACTATTCACGCCGCTTCTGGCAACAGAAGAACGACGGTCGTGATGAAGAAGAGAGCGATTATCGATGGCAAAAGACTGTAGGTGGCGCAACCGGCGTCACGACATATAGTGTCACACCGCTGACTATCGTTGACATTGTCGGTCAAATCAACACGTCCGATGACAGTATCGTCCGACATCCTGGCTGGACCGCGACGAACTCTGTGGCGTATCCTGGGAGTGGTACCTGTAGCGTCTCACAGCCTCCACTGAGAGACTGTTTCCTCAATGGCGGCACTGGTATCTCGACGTGGTTGTATGGCGGTGGAATCCTCGCAACACCGAACGCCACAACCGGGACAGACTTCGCGTATGGCTTCGAGATCGCCACCGGTACAATCACAGCACAGACGCTTTTCGACTCGATAAACGGCGACTTTCCGCCTGACCTCTACGATCCGTTTGATGTAAATGGTGGCACAGACAGTGCTTTGTATCTTCCATTCGGAGCCATTCTTCGAGGGCCAGCACACGGCATTGTCCTCGACACATCAGGAGATCCTGCGACCAGTGGGACCGTGACGCTCCAGCTCTCGAGTGACAGTTCTTCTCGAGGCACTGACTCCACGTTCGACGCGCTGGGCAACTATCAGACGGGCACACCGTTCGGACTGGGCAAAGCGAATCACAGCATCGTCGAGGGGACAAACAGTGTCGGTGTCAATCCGATGTACAGCGCCAAGCGACAGCGTGCAGTGTTTCGCACAGAGGTGCTCGCTGGGAACTGCACGGCTGCCGATGTGAGTCCAGCACAGCAAGCGACGTATGGCGTCGTGACATCTGGTGGCGGTGTCAAGCTGTATCACGCCAGGGCGCACAACGGGACCAACTGGTCAGAAGTTACAACGCCGATCACAGGCGCTGTTTGTCTTAGCCTGGCGTATCAAAAGAACAGTGGGTCGATGTCGCTCATCATTATCGTGGATGACACTGATGGGAGCGTCAAGCGATACCTTACATCCGACGAAGGGAATACAGTCAGCGTGGCAACAACAATCGGAACAGGCACTCACGGGACGGTATGCGTCTCTCCGAATGGGATGGAGTACATCTTTTTCCGGACATCATCGAGCAACATTCAGAGGGTCAAGCGTGATCCGATGGGCAACGTCATCACAGCTGCTTCCAACGTCGTGACGGGTAATGTCGCCGATGATGAGCTGGCCTGTTACTGGCGCCTCGGAGTGGTCTACATCATCTACACGCACACCACGAATGGCATCACGATTGTTTCATCTGCGGATGATGCGGAGACCTTCTCTTAAAAGAAAACACCTCGAGAGGGGTGCTCGAGGTGTCAGGACTAGGAAACAGAACCGGTTGGACAATAGGAGTATACAACATGAGCGAGCGGACAATAGCACTACTGTCGACAGATCTGGCAATGGCAAATGTCGGCGTCCAGGAAGTCGGTGAAAATCGCGGCAAAGCTGTCGAAGCGTATCAAGCATCCTGCAAACCTCCGGTCCCTGCTGGCTCACCCTGGTGCGCAGCACACGTCCGATTCCGCCACAAGCAAGCAGCCACGCAGCTCGGAATTACTTACGATGAGACGTTTCCAAGATCGGCATATTGTCCAGACTGGTCGCGATGGTTCAAAGCAAACAGTCTATGGTTGCCTGTCCAGCACATTCGAGATGGCACGACCACGAAGCGACCACGGCGCGGTGATCTGGCGCTGTTCTATTTCTCCGCTCTCTCTCGCATCGCTCACATCGGCATCGTTACGAAGGTCGAGGAGTGGGGTGTATATACAGTCGAAGGCAACACTTCACCTGAGCCAAGCGACGAGCTGTCGGTCGAGCGTGATGGTGATGGCCTGTATGCGAAGAAACGAAACTGGCACGAGCTCGGCAAGTTCGGCGGCTTCGGTTTCGTCAACTTCTGACAAACCAAAAGACCAGGTGCATGCGCTACACCTGGTCTCCTGTTTGGTTAGTTGTTCGTTCACCGATGTGGGAGCACCGGCATAACGACTATACATTTACCGCCAGACATGCACCACTTTTTGATCATGTGCTGGATTTTCTTCTATGCGGAAACTCACGATGCCATCGAGGGCAGGATGTACAAAGATGATTGCATCCTCAGCGTTCAATCGCTCCAGGATCTCCTGTTCGCTCGCTTTGAGGAGCCACAGGAGACCTTCTGGTTTTTCTTCTACGCGTGTGATTTCTTTGTCTGCTGTTTGTTTACGTGCCATATAAAAACCTCCACACCAGTATGGTCTTAAGCGAGTGCTTGCATCGTTATCGGCAAGTGTTCCAACATAATGTTCTGGACGCTTTGGGCGATGTCGCGATGCTCGAGCTGCGTGTCCTGGCGTGTTCGCAGCTGCACATAATGGATCCACGATCGGATGGTCCCGCTCATGTACATCGTGGTCGGAGTGCACATCGGCAGGACCATGCGAGCAGTCTCCGCAGACATGCCATGCGCAATGAGATCGCGGTAGACGTCGGTCGCAAACTCGATTGATGACCCGACCAAATACAGCGCGTCCTGCTGCTCTTTGGTCAGTTCTTCTATCTTCGGTAGTGGCAGGCTTGATTGCCGATTGTGAGCGCCAGCGAGGCGCATCTCTGGGACCTCGATGTCCTCGACCACGGTGGCGTATCGTTGGGAAAACTCCTGAAACGAGAACGACCGATGTCGGAGCAGCTGCGCGGCGATGGCTCTCGTGGTCTTGACCTCGATGCACATCGACGCCATCTCGAAGATTGACCAGTGTCCGTGACCGACACAAAACCGGAGCAGTCGAGTGACGTCAGGATTGTCCTGGTTCGCTGGGTTCGAGACCCTGGCGCAATACCCGATGACACTCTCGGCATCGGGCGTTATCCATACAAGTTTGATCATGAGATCACCTCCCATTTTTTATTGTCTTCATCCCAAATGAGTTGATCTACAATCCAATCATCGGCACATACATCATTGAGAATAAAGTCAAAGTTAACCTCTACATTTTCTTCAATGAATAGGACAGATCGTTTCTCACTGTTATTTGGAAACAAAACCTTATCGTCGGTAAAACGAATAAGATCGTGTTTTCCCCAATGAGGCCTACGAACGTAACGTCCACATTTCATCGCCTCCACTGCCTCAGCCCATGTCATCGTTTGACCTTCGCATTCTGTTGTTCAGCTCTACACCGGTCGTTATAGTCACTCATTACAGATAGACTCTTCGCTAAATATATGCGAGTGTAGCGTCCAAACAATGGCCACTGTTCGTTGATTTCTTTCCATGCCATTGAATGCCACTGATGCAATGGAATCCTATCCTTCATGTCATGACAAGCGGAACAGCACGGAACAATGTCCGTCCCTCCGCTTCGTTCAGGTATTGGCATGTGATCGCCAGTTGTCTTCGCGGAGTGACAGTACATCACTCCGCAGTAGAAACATTCAGACGTCATGCGTTAGGGTCCTCTTCTCCGATCACAAAGTGTGAACCGTTATGATAACCAGGTATCGGCTTCGGTGTTGGTGCGAGCTTACGCAGTGTTGTCTGCTGTGGCGGTCCTGGCTTGATCTGTGGACGTGACTGTTGAGCTTGGATCGCTCCATTGCCATCGTCATCCTCATCGGATGCGAGCGACAGCAGAGCGCTCAGGCTGTAGCGTCGACCATACGAGAGTGCTGACCCGAATCCGTGGCTGGTCTGTTGCATCACAGGGACCTGTACGACACCAGCGATCCACTCACCTGAGCTGTGAATGACACGGCTCTCGACCGTGATGCTGATGCTGTGCTCACCGTCGATGGTGTCCAGCACCGACTGCACAACGATAAGACCATTCTTCGCGAGCACTGGCCTGACGACCTCCATGATGGCATCGAGTGATGTGTACTTCGACCTGAACGCTGGATTGGTGCTGTCCTTCACGATTGGCCTGATCTCAGCCTGGGCCTTGACCAGCGCTGGCGCGATAGCGCCTATTGTCTCCGACATTGTCATTTCGTTAACCCCTTGATTCTTAATCCTGCCCTGTTCAAAGCGTCTCCAAACATCTGAGACCATGTGATGTTGCGATGCTCGATGATGTCACCAGCGTACGTGTACAGGCGCCAGCGGCGCAGCTCCTCGAGCACGGGTCGCAGTGCAATCACAATCGCTCCCCATTCTTGACGCTGGTCGAGATGCGCCAGGCGCAGCTGATCGTGGATGACAGCGAGACTGTCATACATCGATGCGCGAATCTGACGTGCCCATTCGACCTGGCGCTGTGATCCAGTCATCACAATGGTGCGTGGTCGAAGCAGGATCTGCATCTGCGTCCAGTGGTCGTCAGCTGCTTTCTGTGTGCTGCACATCATGCAGACTCCAAGCGTCGACGCCATGAGGCGCATCTTTGCCTTCATGTCGTTGGTCGTGTATCCAAACGTGTGAGTCTCAGTGTGTCCACACTTCCACTTCATTTCTATTCGTTCGTCCATCCTGTCCCCCTTAGTTTCTGGCTTTTATGCTTTCTGAGTGTCTGGGTCAGAAATCAATAAATTACTAATTTGCAATATCCATTGCAATTTTCGATGAAATAATCGTTTGATTCGATTCGTGCGACAAAAGCTATTCCACCCCTGCGCGGTAAACGCAAATCACGTTCCATCACAATTTCAATTGCTTTCTTACGATTCATTTCATTACTTGTCATCTCTTATCTCCTGTACCCCTTGGCACATAAACATATTAGCACGGGTTGACATAGCGTGTCAACTGTGTGTATAACGATGGCATGTATGGATTCACACAAGTAGAGATCGCTGAGCGACTCGGCATAAACAAATCGGCAGTATGCCGCATGCTCTCAGGAGCTCACGCGGTACGCATCTCAACCATCAAGCGCATCGCTGACGTGGTTGGTCGCACAGAGATCGAAGTCTCACACTGGCTGCACTGCAAGCGCGCAGGACAGACTCTTCCGCAATAGACAGAATAGGACTAGGACAAAACAATGGACATCAAACTTTCGTGCATCGTATGCAACCGGCAAAACGTCGTGCCTTATGGCCGTGGAAATCGCATCTGTGGAATCTGCTCACAGCGTGAGCTCAAGCGTGAGCGACGCCTCCGGACACAGCGCCGGATTCAGATGGTCGGCAGCTTCGTCCTGATCGTTGGTGCTGTCTGGTTCTCGTGTCTTGTTGCATCCGACTGGGACACTCCGAACAGTCCGGATCACCGTGTACACCAGGCGATGCAAGCTCGTGACTGACGCCATAAATACATGGTCACAGTACAGAGGCAGTAGACGCACGAGCACCACTGGACTCCTGACGCCACAGGAGGAGTTCTTTCTCGGACGAATGGTCCAGAGCGGTGTCCAGCGTGACAAAGACAAAGCGACCGCTGAGTTTATCGATCACAACGTCCGCATGGTCAGCGCGATCGCGAAGAAGTTTCGTGGTCGTGGATGCGAACATGAAGACATGATCACCGATGGCATGTTGGGATTGCATCACGCGGTCCAGCGCTATGACCCGTCACTCGGTCACCGCTTCTCGACGTACGCGACCAACTGGGTCCGCCAGGCTATCGGGCGCGGTGTCGAGAGCCGTGGTCGAGACATCAGGTTACCTAGTCACGCCATCGCTAAACTGTCTCACATCAGAGTGTCGCGCCAGGAATACATCGCAAAGCACGGTGAGACTCCAACACCGGCGGAACTGCTCGCGTACGTCCGTGAAGTCGTGCACACTTACCCGCGATACCTTCACAAGCAAATCGACTCACTTGATGTCAAGTCGCTGACAGAGATCCTTCAGCACGATTTGAAGCTGGTCTCGAGCATCGATGAACCGAACGCATACGGTCAAAGTCGCTACGACTTCATGGCGTCGAATGAACCTCCTGTCGGTGACCATCTAGACAGAGAAATCCTTTACTCGCAGCTGCGTACGGTCATGGAAGTTCTGACGGATCGAGAGATTGCATGTCTTCGCCTTCGCTATGGATTCGACGGGTTATCTGATGGGCGCTCACTCGAGGACGTCGGAATCCTGATCGGTTACAGTCGCGAGCGCATCAGACAGATTCAGGTGCGCGCAATCGACAAACTACGGGTGGCCGCTGGGGCTGATGTCCTGGCGGAGATATTTGAGAGGATGGAACTTTGACCGAGTCAGAACAGCAGATCGCATATTTCAACTGGTGCCGAGTCATGGCGGGAAGTGATTCGCGCCTGGGCACAATCTTCGCTGTGCCGAATGGCGGCTACAGGTCGAAGGCCACAGGTGGCCGCATGAAGTCCGAAGGACTCAAGGCCGGCGTCTGGGATATCTTTATCCCGATTCAGATGGGGCAGCACTGTGGGATGTGGATCGAAATGAAGTCAGGCAAGAACAAACTGACGTCAGGACAGATCGCGTTTCGCGAGTCTGTTGGTGATGCTTACCTGTGGTTTGTCGCCTATTCCTGGGACGAAGCAGTCGAGGCGACGTGCCGATATCTAGGCATCGCGAGTGGAATCAACTAACAGCTGTTGATTGATTTCATCGGCGAGCTCGATGCTGTGCATCTCACAGATGATGTACCAGACCGCTTTGAGAAGATCGTCGGTCTTATCTTCGCCAGGTTTAGAACCTGCACGGAGAAGGTATTTAAGGGCATTCCCTCGTTTAAAGTCGAGATCATACATCTCGATGATTTCGATGGGCTGAACAGTGCGTGTGCGGTAATGTGTCGGGACCTGCTTGGACATGCAGGGATTATAAGGGGTAGAAATGAATAGAGTTTCACAGGCTGTGACATTTTTGTCATGGCTGTTTGAGCCGTACTCTGACGGCTTCGTCGAGATTCGATGTCTGAATCAAGGACGAAATCAGATGCGCTTCTACGAGCTTCCACGAACGGTCGAAGACTGGACCGGCATCGGCGAAGCATGCGTTCAGTGGAGCGACGAAGGAAATGATGTATACGTCGGCGTGTTGCCACGCTGGCGTAAAGGAGGAAGGGACACCGATGTTCATTCTGCTGCTGTGGTGTGGTGCGATATTGATGATCTTGCTGGTCTGGATGAGACTGCAACGCTTGCTAAAGTTACAGTCGCGGTACGCTCGGGGAAGGGTCTCCACTGCTACCGTCGACTCAAAATGGCTGGTATTGGGACTAAGCCAACCGAACAGCGAGAGTTTGTACAGCTGCTCGAGAGATGGATGCTCACACTCTCGGCGTCCGCTGACGTCAAGTGCAAGAACCCGTCAAGAATCCTACGAGTTCCTGGAACTCTAAACTGGAAGAATCGCGAACTACCTCGATTGGTGGAACTCGCGAAGTACCCTCCAGAAGCCTCCAGAATCGTCGAGGAGACACAGACCACGCATCCATGGGGCGATGAGTGGTCGAGGCTTTTAATCGCCGCCAAAGCGGGGGACCTTCCAAAGCGGGAGCGGGGCAATTGGAATCTCGGCAAGTATAAGCACGGCGACTATCTGCTGTACTGTTTCAATCACACCATCGTCGGCATCGAGCAGATGAGATTGATGGGCATGGTCGCACATGCCGAGGAGTGTCGTACACTCGTAACCACTGCGCTGGACACGCAGACTTTCTTGGACTAGGACTAAAATGGACGAACTTACACTGGACGATCTCCGCGCCATGGTGGCCGGAGACATGGCCACGCATGCCCGTATCATCGCTCATGGTGAGCACCACTGGGACAAGCTGTGGCAACCTCACCCGGCATCAGGTGGCGCCTTCGGTGGCCGTAATAACGCACTTGTGACACTGTTAGGTTTTCTTCGCGCAAAGCGCTACACCATCGACGTCGCGCAGCTTCAAGCCGTCTGGTGGAGTGACACATATTGTGATCCGCCACTGGACCGCGAAGTCATCCTCGAGACAGTCGGTCGATTCTGGTCACAATGGGCAGCAGGTACCGTGCCCGATGACCTCCCTGGCGGCCAGACTCTCGCTCCCTGGGAGGTCTGGGACTGGACCCGCATGGAGGTCGAAGAACAAAAACTCGGTAAACAGTCCTGGCTGATTCCGAATGTGCTCTCGACTGGCGGACTTCATTATCTTTCATCGCCGCCAGGCAGTGGCAAAACGTGGGTGATGTGCGATTTGATTCGCGCCTGTTGCTTTGGTGGCAAGTGGCTCAATGAGTTCGAGATTCCACAGACTCGCGTCCTTTACCTCGATGAAGAGATGGGCGTCCAGAAGGTGCTAGAACGGCTCAGGAAGCTCGGAATGCGCTCGGCTGAGGGAATGGGCTACCTCAACCGTGTAGGCATCAGGTTCGACCAACCGCTTGATGTCGAGAGGATTGTAAAGCATTGTCAGTCGCAGGGTATTGGCCTGGTGCTCATCGACTCACTGGTCCGCATCCATGGCATGGATGAGAATGACAACAGCCAGATGCGGAAACTCTACGACGCGTTCAAGAAACTCCTAGACAACGGAATCACCGTCCTGATCGCTCACCACAATCGCAAGGGTGGCACTGGCAGCACAGTCAAGCACGAAGGTATGCGAGGCGCTGCGGAGATTGTCGCAGCTGCTGACATGGCCTACAGCATCGAGAAGCAGGCGAACGGGTTGTATCGCATGTTCGTGACTAAGGGCCGTCTCATTAGCGATGAGGACGCGATCGATGTGACCTTTGAGATTCGCGATGAGGATGGCTTGACACAGGTGCGAACACTTGACGCCGGCGCCAGGAGCGAGGTCATCACACAAGAGATCCGCTCGAAACTCATCGAGCTCATCAGTGACTCACCAGGCATCACACAGTCACGCCTGATTGAGTTGTGTGGCAGTCGCAGATCGGTCGTTATTGCCACACTTGCGGACCTCGAAGCGAGTCGTATTGTTATGTTTGAAAAGGGTCCGAAGAACGCAAAACAGTACAGTCCGACAGGCATGCTTTAAGGCCGTTTCTGCTGTTCCCGCTGCTGTTCCCGTGCTGTTCCCCCTTAAGTATGAGAAAACGGGAACAGCAGACAGAAAACCCCCCTTTGGAAACCCCCCCTGCGAGCTTTTGAAGTGTGCTCGCTAAGGGGTCTTAAGTCGAAACTGTCCCTGCGGGCCGGACGCTTACGCTGGCCCGCTAGTACAGCATCGACTTTTATGTTTGACAAGTGGTTTGATGTTTGGTAATGTCAACTCTGATGGTGCTGGTGGAAACACCTTTGGATTGGTAACTGAGCCAGCACTGTCACAGAGTGGTCTTATGACCAAAGGAGAAATAGAGTTATGGGTTTCTTTTCAAATGCCACGTTCAACGATGGCGCATCACAGTTCGAAGCAGCTGTCGCAGGCTCATATGTCTGTCGTCTCGCAAACGTCGAGAGCATCGACCGACCATCGTACGATGATCCGAATGTTATGCTTCCGAACTTCCGGTTCACATTCGAGACCACTGAGTATGGCGATTCCAACAGCAACGCGTTTCGCTTCGTAAAGTTTACGCGCCAGGGCTATGGTTCCGACAAGGCAGCACTCACCATCCTGCTCGATGGCATGCTTGGACGCCGCTTGACACAAGCAGAGTTTCATAACCTTGACATCGACTCGCTCTTGGCTAAGGAGTGGATGGTCACTGTCGATTCGAAGCTCAACACGCGTGGTTACCAAACCAACGCCATCGTGTCCGTTTCTCCAGTCAGTGCCAAGAAGAAACTGACCAAGATTGCACAGCCAGCGATCAAGACAGATGACATCGAAGACCCCTTCGGTGAAGACGCCAGCGAGTAACCTCTCCCGGTTGCCAACGACTCGCTGACGAACCAGGCGCACTATCCGAACGGTGTGCCTGGTCTTTTACTTTGAAGGGGAGAATCAATGTCAAAGAACACAAATATTGAGGAGCGGAAACTCCTCATGGTGCGAATCAAAGATCTGAGAGCTGCTGGTCACAACATAAGACGCACAGCTGAGATTATGGACATGTCAGAGAAGACATTGCATCGATGGATCAGGGAAGAAACACCAGACAGGCCAGTCAAGAAAATGGATCCGTACATTTCGCTCGATGAAAAGACCGCGACCGTGATCAAGTGGGCGGAGATCATCGCCAGCGGTGAGACCCGAAGCAAAGCAGCCGAAATCGTCGGTTATCCGGTCATGATGATAAATCGATGGATGATGTCAGAACCTTCACTGCGGATTGAGTTCCAAGAATGTATCGGGAAGAAACAAAACAACTGGGGTGGTCGCAAGAGTTTCGAACAAATCCTTGTAGACGTGCGCGCAGGACGTTCTGTGTGGCGTGATGGCGCTCGGTTCAAGCTTCAGCTGGTCGAATCTGCATTGATGCGATACGAGCTCGATGGCGCGAACGTGTGGAGGTGCAAGGGCTTTGCTACATTGTCGGGCAATGATGTCCTGGCGCGAGATTGGCTGGTAATGACAAATGAAGTTTGAACACGTAATACAACACTTGATGAACGGCAAACCGATCACACGCGTATGTTTTGATCACGATGTCTACATCCGATACTCCGACCTGTTCGAAGCATTCGTGATGCACACGGGAACAGAGTCGAAGACTCTACAAGGTCTCACATTGGACCCTGAGTCGTTGTTCGCGACTGACTGGATGTGGGGCGAGGATCACCCGGTCAAGGATGAGATTACATGGACACGGACAACCTCATAAAGACCATCATGGCGAAACCATGGTCCAACACTTACCAGCTGCTCAAGGCCATCGGAGCGTCCAGTAACCAGGTCGATGAAGCATGGCGCGACTACCGTCGCAAGTACATGCGGAGTCAGCGCTGGCAGGACATTCGCACGAAGGCGCTTGAGCGATCCGGTAGAACTTGTGAGCAGTGTGGCCGTCGACAGGACGACGGCTACAAGCTCGATGTGCATCACATCACCTACATCAGACTCGGTGGTGAGCTGATGGAGGATGTGCAGGTCCTGTGCTATATGTGCCACGGGCAGCTGCACTACCGGCGCAGAGTGCGCCAGGATGAGACAGAATAGGATCATGGCAAGAGGTAATACAACAGAACCTGAGATTCTCGCACAGGTCGAATCGGCTTTGATCGCTGGTCAAAGTCCTTCGGTCATTGCACGGTCGTGTGGATTACCACGCACGACCATCATCTCGATCAGGGACAGAATGACGACTCCTGTCGAACAGAGTCGACATGACATCACCACGACGATTCTTCCGACAAAGTCTCTCGATGATCTTCTGACATCAGTGCTCGAGGACAGCCTGAAGGCGCTACAGGCGATAGCACGTACAGCGCAGAGTGAGCGTTACATCAATGGCCAATCAGCTGCCCAAATTGCAGCTCTCCATGAGCGCATTGCGAACTTCTCGATACAACTTCTCTCCGCCGCAGCCGAACCAAGCCAGGACAACAACTAGCGCGCAGACGGCTCTCTGTTATCTCGACTACCTTCGAGAGACTCTCCCGCCTGGCTGGTCCTTTACGGCTCGGCATCTCATCGCCATCGCTTCACACCTTGACGCTGTGGAGCGTGGTGAGATAGACCGACTCGCGATCCACATGCCACCGCGCCACGGGAAAACAGAGACAGTGACGGTCCGCTATGGCGCCTATTGCATCGAGCGGGACCCGTCAGCGAACGTGCTGGTCACTGGCTACAATGAACGCATCGCGAGGCGCTTCAGCAGGAAGTCCAGACAGATCGTTTCGTCCAGGACTAAACTCGCGAAGGACAACGCCGCACAGGACGAATGGTCGTTGCCGGAGGGGGGAACCTTCATGGCGCGCGGTGTAGGCAGTCCTCCAACCGGTGTCGGCTTCAAGCGCATCATCATCGATGACCCGATTCGATCTCGCGAGGATGCTGAGTCCGCGCTGTATCGTGACAAAGCATGGGACTGGTACACGGACGACCTATACACGCGACTGGAGCCGAAGGGCGCTCTCATTATTGTCTCGACCAGGTGGCATCACGACGATATCACCGCTCGCGCAATTTCATCGGAGCCTCACCGATGGACGGTCCTCAACCTGCCAGCCATCGCGGAGGAGAAGGACCAGATCGGTCGAATGCCTGGTGAAGCTTTGTGGCCAGAACGCTATGACGTGAAGGAACTCGGACGCATCAAGGAGGTCATGGTCGCGAACTCCGGGGACTACGGCTGGAGCGCTTTGTACCAGCAACATCCAACGCCACGCGAGGGAAGTTTCTTCAAGTCGGACCGGATCACCATCGAGCATGCGACACCGAACCTTGCAAAGATGTCCCGCGCCTGGGACCTTGCAGCGACAGCTGGCAGTGGTGACTACACTGTCGGCGTCAAGATGGGACGTGATGCTGATGGCCGCATCTGGATTCTCGATGTCGTGCGTGGCCAGTATGACACCGACCAGCGCGATAAAGTTATAAAGCAGACAGCTGCTCTCGATGGCCGTGGTATCAGGATTCGACTACCGCAGGACCCGGGCCAGGCTGGCAAGAGTCAAGCGATGCACATGCTTCGGCTGTTACATGGAAGTGCTGTGACAGTCCTGCCGGTGACCGGTGCGAAGGATGTGCGCGCTGAACCGTTCGCCAGTCAGGTCGCTGGCGGCAATGTCTACATGGTCGCAGCTTCGTGGAATCGCGAACTCCTGGACGAAATGCGGACGTTCCCGTTCGGTAAGAATGACGATATCGTCGACGCATTGACTGACGCCTACGACGAGCTCGTCGGTCGTGGCGGTGGGTGGGGTGCAGTATAAGACATGATAAGGACACAATAGTCACATGGGACTCTTCGATCGCTTCATCGGCAAAGCCACTGCCGCGCCAAATGCACTCCTTCCGCCGCCGCTGATTCAGCGACAGACGTCCTATTTCACCGGCACAGGTAACGGCGACTTTTGGTCCCTGCTGACACGTAACCTTCCAGGCTC